CCCGACCCCGCCACCTACCACCTCCTGTGCGTTCTTCCGGAGATTGACGAACAGTACGAAAGCGGCCTCGTGAAAGCGGGCCAGACGATGCACTACGAAGAAGTGCTATCGCCCGTCCTGTTTGTCGTCAAGATCGGGCCGGACGCTTACAAGGACGAGAAGCGCTTCCCCAGTGGAGCATCTTGCAAGGTAGGCGACTTTGTGTTGGTTCGCCCCAACACTGGCACTCGCATCAAGATCCACGGCAAAGAGTTTCGGATCATCAACGATGACTCCGTTGAAGCTGTGGTCCAAGACCCCCGTGGTATCACCCGTGCGTAAGGAGTAAGCCATGCCCGCAGGAAAAGAAGAGTTCAAGTTCCCCGACGAAAAGGAAACAAAGGAAGACAGCATTGAGTTTTCCGTCGAGGACGATATTGAGGTCGTAGACGACACGCCCGAAGGAGATAGGGGCCGTTCGCCTATGAAGGAGCCCCCGAAAGACTTCGCCGACGATGAATTGGCGAAGTACGACGAGGGTGTTCGTAAGCGAATCCAGCACTTTACTAAGGGTTATCACGAAGAGCGACGGGCCAAAGAGGCTGCTCTTCGTGAAAAGGAAGAGGCTATTCGTGCGGCTCAGGCCATTGTCGAAGAGAACAAGAAGCTCAAAGGTTCTCTCTCGCAGGGGCAACAAGCACTGCTCGAACAGGCTAAGCGCGTAGTTGCCAACGACTTGGAGGTCGCTAAACGCAAGTATAAAGAGGCGTACGAAGCAGGAGATTCCGACGCTCTAGTGGCGGCTCAAGAAGAACTCACCACAGCCAAAATGAAGGCTGAGCGCGTGAACAATTTTAAGCCAGCCCCTTTACAACAAGAAACTCCTGTTGTACAACCCGAGCAAAATGTATCTGCACCTCAACCGGATTCCCGTGCGCTAGAGTGGCAGAAAGAGAATCGGTGGTTTGGTCAAGACGAGGAAATGACGGGCTTTGCGCTTGCTCTGCATAACAAGCTCATCAAATCCGGTATTGACCCCACATCAGACGAGTACTACGACCGGGTTAACGCCCGTATGCGGCAAGTGTTTCCGGAGTCGTTTGACTCCGACAAACAGGCGAATGCGTCATCTTCGTCCCGTAAATCGAACGTAGTAGCTCCTGCGTCGCGCAGCACAGCGCCTAAAAAGATCGTGCTGACGAAATCGCAGGTTGAAATCGCCAAGCGGCTTGGTGTTCCTCTGGAACTCTATGCTCGTAAGGTTGCGGAAGAAATGAGGAAATAATCATGGCTGAATCTAATCGTTTGACCCGAGAGCTTGAAACCCGTGAAGAATCGGCGCGCCCTGCACGCAAGTGGACGCCGCCCCAACTGCTGCCTGAGCCGGAACCCGAGCCGGGCTATGCATTTCGGTGGATTCGTTTGAGCATCTTCGGCACCGCTGATCCGGCCCATATTTCCGCCAAGATGCAAGAAGGCTGGGAGCCCGTTAAGGCTTCTACGCAGCCCAAGCTGCGTGTCCTGTCTAACCCGAACGGTCGGTTCCCCGACGGTATCGAGATTGGCGGGCTTCTTCTTTGCAAGACCCCGGTTGAGTTGACTGAGCAGCGAAACGACTACTACCTGAACCAAGCCGATTCGCAAATGCGCTCTGTCGACAGCAACTTCATGCGCGAGAACGACCCTCGGATGCCCTTGTTTGCGGACAAGAAATCCAAGGTGACTTTTGGCAAAGGCACTTAATCTAGGAGTCCAACATGGCTTATCCCTCTGTTGACGCCGCGTACGGTTTCAAGCCGATTAACGAACTAAACGGCCTACCCTACGCGGGCGCAATCCGTCAGCTTCCGATTGCTCGGAACTACGGAACCGCCATTTTCAATGGCGACCTCGTTGAACTGATTGCCAACGGCACTGTTGTGCTGACTGGCATGACCACGTCTACCACGACGACGGCTCGCGCCGGTCAGGTTGGTATTTTCGTGGGCTGTTCGTACACCAACCCCACCACCGGCCAGAAGCAGTTTGCCCAGTACTACCCCGGTAACGTTCTGGCTAACGACATCATGGCTTTCATCGTTGATGATGATCGCGCGGTGTTCAAGGCAGTGATGATTGGTCAGCCCTCCGCAGGTCTGAGCAACACCGCTACCACCGTTGGCTTTGCCGCACAAAGTTTCGTTGGCAACAACGTGTACTGCGTGACAGGCACCGCCGGTAGCGCCAACACGGGTAACTCTGCCATGGGCGTGTCTGGTGATCAGCCTAGCAACGGTACCGGTAACGTGACTGTTGCCACTGGCCTGCCGTTCCGCGTCGTTGGCGTTGTGCCTGAGACTGCTGTGACCCTCACGGGCACCGGCAGCACCTCTGGCTCCAGCACCACGGTGACGCTGGCTGCTGCTGTTACTGGCCTGCAAGCTGGTATGCAGTTGATCTGCCCGACTGGCACTGGCTCTCTTGCCGGTAACTACATCACGGTGACGAACGTGAACGGCACGACACTTACGGTGTCGAGCGCTATCACGCTGGCCTCTGGTTCTGAACTGACCTTCGTGGGCTTCCCCGAAGTTCTGGTCAAGTGGAATCAGGGTTACCACTCGTATGCCTTTGCAACCGGCATTTAAGGAGTAACTCAAAATGGCAATTTCTCGTGCCCAACTACTGAAAGAACTCCTGCCGGGTCTGAACGCCCTGTTTGGTTTGGAGTACGCTCGCTACGGCGAAGAGCACAAAGAGATCTACGAAACGGAGACCTCTGAGCGCTCGTTCGAAGAGGAAACCAAGCTGTCTGGCTTCTCCGCCGCTCCGGTGAAGAACGAAGGCGCTGCGATTGCTTATGACAATGCGCAGGAAGCTTGGACCGCTCGCTACAACCACGAAACCATCGCCATGGGTTTCTCGATCACCGAAGAGGCGGTCGAGGACAACCTGTACGACTCTCTGTCGTCCCGGTACACCAAGGCTCTGGCTCGTGCCATGGCGTACACCAAGCAGGTCAAGGCTGCTTCCATCCTGAACCAAGGCTTCAACTCCGGCGTCACCTATGGCGACGGCGTCAGCCTGTTCTCGACGGCGCATCCGCTGATCAGCGGTGGTACCAACAGCAATCGCCCCACCGTGGGTGCTGACCTCAACGAAACGTCCCTCGAAAACGCGGTCATTCAGATCGCCGGGTGGACGGACGAACGTGGTCTGCTGATCGCTGCCAAGCCCCGCAAGCTGATTGTTCCTCCGGCCCTGATGTTCGTGGCAACCCGCCTGCTCGAAACCGAGCTTCGCGTGGCTACCGCCGACAACGACATCAACGCGCTGAAGAACAACGGCTCGATCCCTGAGGGTTACACCGTTAACCACTTCTTGACCGACACGAACGCTTGGTTCCTGACCACGGACGTGCCTAACGGTCTGAAGCACTTTGTTCGTACTCCGATGAGCACGGGTATGGACGGCGACTTTGATACCGGCAACGTCCGTTACAAGGCCCGCGAGCGTTACAGCTTCGGTGTCTCGGACCCGCTGGGTATCTTCGGTTCGCCCGGAGCCTAAGTGGTTCTACGGAAAGGGGGCTTCGGCCCCCTTTTCTTTTTTCCGTGGTAGGTGTATAAACTCGACAGTCCCAAGATTTTCAACCTGCTTGCTGACCGACTTGGCGGACTGACCTCAGAGACAGCAAGCGCAATTTGAGGAGTGTTCCACATGGGAACCACGACTTTTAGCGGCCCAGTCGTATCGAACAACGGTTTTGTTGGCGCTGTTACTGGCAATGTCACCGCGAGTACAGTCACTGCCACCACCGTTTCTGCCACGGGCAATGTGACGGCTGACAGCGGCACCGCACCTGTTGCCGGTGGTATGTCAGCGTTTCTGATGTCCTCCACGGCAGGTCTTGGCATCTACGTTGGTTCTGGCGTTCCTACGGTGTCTGCTGCCCAAGGTTCGCTGTATATCCGCACGGACGGTTCTTCGACCTCCACTCGTTTGTATGTGAACACAAACGGCACTACCGGTTGGACGAACGTTACTACCGCCACCTGATAGGAGAGCATCGCCATGATGCAAACCGATGTAAAGTCCGCGCACCGAGAAGATACCGGCACTATGGTGACCGGTCGCGCTCGGCTGAAAGGATATCAATGCCTTTCTGGCGGCACTTCTGGCGACATTATCTTTACCGATGGTGGAGCTTCCGGTGTCGAGCGACTTCGCTTCAACTGCCCTTCTAGCGCCATCGTGCCGTTTGCAAACCTTATCCCCGGAGAGGGGATTTTGTTTGAAACCAGCATTTATGTGACGGTGCCTAGCGGCGGAATCGTGACCATCTTTTATGGCTAAGAGTCAAGCATGGCAACGGTCAGAGGGGAAGAATCCCGAAGGCGGCTTGAACGCCAAAGGGCGCGCCTCCTACAACCGTGCCAATCCGGGCAAGCCGGGCCTGAAGGCTCCACAGCCGGAGGGCGGGCCGCGCCGAGACTCTTTCTGTGCCCGTATGAAAGGCATGAAGAAGAAGCTTACAAGCGCAAAGACCGCGAACGATCCAGATTCGAGGATTAACAAGAGTTTGCGAGCATGGAACTGCTGATATGGAACGTCATCCTCTCCTTCCTGTCGGCGATCATTCTCTGGGTGATCAAGTCGCATGCGGACGAGGTGAAGCGCATTCAGATTCTTCTCAACCGTACGCGGGAGGAGATCGCCAAGGAGTACGTCACGAAGTCGGACGTACACGACGATATGAACCGGGTGATTGCTCGGTTGGATCGTCTTGAGGGTAAGTTGGATGCTTACATGAAGGAGCAACGAAGTGCCCTCAGTTAGCGGAAAACAGCACAGGTTCATGGCGGCGGTGGCTAACAACCCCAAGTTCGCCAAGAAAGCAGGCGTCCCACAGTCCGTGGGAGAAGAGTTTGTTCAGGCCGATAAGGGCCGTAAATTTTCCAACAAGGAGTCCGAAATGAAGGCAAAGAAGATGGCTATGGGCGGTGGCGTCATGCAAAAGAAGGGCATGACGACTGCCAAGATGGGCGCTGTTAAGACCGCTGCTCCGAGCCGCGATGGCGTTGCCATCAAGGGCAAGACCAAGGGCACGATGATCAAGATGGCCGGTGGCGGCAAGATGGGGAAGTGCTGACATGATGCCCAGTCGCGGTATGGGGGCCATCATGCCCTCGAAGATGCCCAGCGGTAAGCGCAAGGCTCGCCGCGACGACACTGACTTTGAGCAGTACGCTGAAGGCGGTGAGGTGAAGTCCAAGGTCAATGAGGCCGGAAACTACACCAAGCCCGGTATGCGCAAGTCGCTCTTTGAGAAGATCAAGGGGCAGGCTACGCAAGGCACGGAGGCAGGTCAGTGGAGTGCTCGCAAGGCGCAGCTTCTGGCTAAGCAGTACAAAGCTAAGGGTGGCGGCTACCGTGACTAAAAAGTCGCAGCAGTCGCTGAAGGACTGGACCGCTCAGAAATGGAGAACCAAAAGTGGTAAACGATCTTCTGACACGGGTGAAAGGTATCTTCCAGAAGCTGCGATCAAAGCTCTCTCGCCCCAAGAGTACGCCGCCTCAACCCGAGCAAAGCGAGCAGGCAAAGCCTCCGGCAAGCAGTTCGTAGCTCAACCTAAAGCCGTCGCCAAGAAAACCGCGAGGTTCCGCTAAATGACCACCACCGGTACCACCACTTTCGACCTTGACTTCACGGATCTAGCCGAGGAAGCGTTCGAGCGTGCTGGCCGAGAGATGCGTTCTGGTTACGACCTGCGTACTGCACGTCGTTCCATGAACTTGATGACTATCGAGTGGCAGAACCGGGGCATTAACATGTGGACGATTGAGGAGGGGAGCTTCACGCTGACCCCCGGCCTCAACACGTACGCACTGCCGACTGACACCATCGACCTGATGGAGCATGTCATCCGCACGGGGGCTAACTCCTCGTCCACTCAGGCGGATCTGACCATCACCCGTATTAGCGTTTCTACGTACGCTACGATACCTAACAAGCTACAGCAAGCGCGTCCTATACAAGTCTGGGTGCAACGCATGAGCGGGCAAGTAAGCCCGGCCAACGCGACATTGGTGGGTACCATCAATAGCTCCACCACGACGATCACGCTCAGCGACACCACGAGCCTTCCGGCTGCTGGCTTTATCCGGCTTGACAGCGAAGATATCTACTACGGGTACATCAACAGCGACAACACGCTGGGCGGTGTGTTCCGTGCACAGAACGGCACGACTGCCGCTTCGCATACCAACGGCACTACGGTCTTTAACCCCAACCTGCCTGCCGTCACTGTCTGGCCGACACCTGATAACAGCACCTCGTACACGTTTGTGTACTGGCGACTGCGCCGTATTCAAGACGCTGGGTCTGGGGTAGCCACGGCGGACATGAACTTCCGTTTCCTGCCTTGTGTGGTTGCGGGGCTGGCGTACTACATTGCCATGAAGCAGCCCGACTTGGCCGACCGGCTCCCGATGCTCAAGCAGGCATACGACGAACAGTTTGATTTGGCCGCAGGCGAAGACCGCGAGAAAGCCGCAGTGCGGTTTGTGCCCCGGCAGATGTTTATTGGCGGGGGGTATACCTAATGGGTAATCGCTTCGCCTCTGGCAAGTTCAGCATCGCCATGTGCGACCGCTGTGGGCAGCAGTTCAAGCTGAAGACGTTGCGCAAAGAGGTCATTAAGACCAAGATCTTCAACTTGTTGGTTTGCCAAGAATGTTGGGATCCAGACCATCCGCAGTTGCAGCTTGGTATGTATCCGGTTGACGACCCGCAAGCCGTGCGCAACCCGCGCAAGGACAGCACGTATGTAACTGCGGGGGTGAACGGACTGCAACTCGATCCGGACAATCCGTACGGTGGTGTACCCACTGGCGGCTCTCGGGACATCCAATGGGGGTGGAACCCCGTTGGGGGGGCTAGAGGAACTGATGCAGGGTTGACGCCAAACTACTTGGTGGCAATTGCCTCTGTTGGTACAGTAACCATCCAAACGACGTAAGGAGTCGATATGGACAAGAAAGATCTCGCGCAAGACAAGAAGATGATTGCTGGGGCCGTGCACAAGCACGAAAAAGCAAAACATCCCGGTCAACCCATGACTAAGCTTGCCAAAGGCGGTAAGACCAATGCACAGATGAAGGCGCTGGGCCGCAATCTTGCCAAGGTTGCCAACCAGAAGAAGTCTTCGTTCACCTACAAGAAGGGTGGCTAAGATGGCTAAGTTCAGCAAGAAGATGGGCGGCAAAGAAGTTGGCGACGCTAAGGTCTATGCCGAGCCGCACACGATGAAGGGCGGCAAAGTTGCTCTTGGCAACGGCGCTACTGCGGAGCCGACCGTAGCAAACCGCATAAACATGTCGGTGGGCAACATTACCCGAGACG